CCGCGCCCGCTCGAAATGTCGGTGATGGCTTTGGCGATGCTGAACTGACGAGTCTCCTTGTCGCTCATGCCGATCTTGGCGTCGTTCTCGGTGACGGGCTTGGCGTTGAACTTCGCGCGCATGACCTGCGTTTTGAAGTCTTCCACGCTCATGCCTTTGGCGATGGCGTCGAGGGCTTCGTTCCGCATGGCGTATTCGCTGCCGATGGCGACGATTTCCGCGGTGCGCTTCTGTTCGAGTTTCAATCCGTCGTTTTTAACCTCTACCGTTGCGGCGGCAGAGCCAGTGTGTGTCTGAGTTTCCATGATTGGTTTCTCCTGCTTTGGTTTATTGCCTCCGTCGGGGCCGGTGGCTGCCCTGCCGAATCCCGCTTGCTTATAGTCAGCCGGGATAGCCACAACGCTGACTTCCAACGGTGTAAACGAATCGACACGATAGATTTCCGATCCGTCGCGCTTCTCGATTGACCCGCTGTTAATGACGTATCCGATGCTTACCGAGCGTCGAATGCCGTCTAAAACGTCCTGCTTGATTTCTTGGCCGCGCGCCGATTTCGAGAACTTCACACTGGCGCGCATCTTCTTATTCTCAACCCATGCCTTTGTAACCACGCCCACCTGATCGTCGGGATTGTGATTCACTAAGAGCGGCGCATGGGAATTCATGCGGCTCAAATCGACGCATTCGGGCGAGTGGTCTAGCACTTCCGTCCCGAATGCGCGCTCGACAGGCTCCTCACTTGAGCAACACATTTGCATCTCATCATTTTCTGATTGAGGGGTGTCGATGAAAGCGGCGCGAAATAGTTTTTCGCCCTTCTGGTATTCACGTTTCTCGGTTTTCATGCGGTGATTGGTTCGGGTTTTTCTGCGGTCTTGTTAGTCTTTGCCGGTTCGGGGTTGGCTGGATTGCCTGCAACCTTGTCGCCACTCTGCAACGTGATTGGCTTGCGTGCGCCGCCGTCGGTCTTCCAAGCGGCTTGAACGTCTTTCGAGGGCGCGGGGAGTTGAACCTTCGTGCGGATGAATTTTTCATCCTCGACGTTCGGAGTAATGCAACCGGCACGCACGCCGACGCCATAAGCGTCCATGATTTGCTTTTGCTGCTCCGCCTCGGCGACCATTTCCGGAGTCAGAATGCCGTATTCGATGGCGATTTGCTTGTCTCCCTGCTGTTCTTCCATCACGTCCTCAAGGTCGCCGCCGCGATTGGCGACAACTTCGCGACGCGAAAGAAGCCCGTTTTTCATGGCGAGAATTGCGGCGTTCACGTCCTTCTCTGGATCAACCCAATCCCATCGTCTCGCGCACCATTTTGGCGCGTTGAACTTCTCCTTTTTCGAGAACGGCATGGCAACGCCGCTCGGCCCGATGATCTGGTTTTTCATCAGCGCGGCGGGAAGCCACTCATTCCAGATAGGCTCGATGAAAGCGTCGATGAACCATTCCTGAAGGAATTTCCACCGCTCGCGCTCTTCCAGCAACGAACTCCGCGCGCTGGAATAATTCACGTCGGAATAATCGTTGGCGAGCGAGACGTAGGACACCGACAAGCCTGACGCGATGCCGCGCAACTGGCCTTTCACGAAGTCAGAGAATGCGCTTGTCGGGTGCGCGGGATTGAACGCCGTGAACGACTGGCCGGGGTCAAGTTCGCGAATCACGCCCGGCTCGGCGTCCATCGTTTTGTTGCCAAGTGAATCAGGAGCGTCGCCGGAAAACTCTGCCGCGCCTTGCTGCCGTTCAATAAAACCCATCTGACACGCGCCCATGCGCGCGGCGTAAAGCTCGGCCTCGCGGTATTTGTGAAGGTTTTCAAGGCTCACCATGACCGGCGCAAACCAGCTTGCACCTAGTGATTGGCCGGGACGGTCCGGCAAATAGACGTGGAGAATTTCGTCGGCTGGGATTTGATCGGCCTGCCCCGACGACATCGACACCGCGCCGAATAAGTCGCCGGGATGCTGGCGGCGAATGTTGTAAACGAGCGGCTTGCCGTATTTGTCAAACTCGATTCCGAACCGCACTTGGTTTCCGGTCTGCGGATTTACGGAATGGAGCGTGTAAAGTAGCCGGTCAATCTCGATGACTTGAAGTTGAAAGCCGAATGGCGCATCGACGGATTTGATTTTGCGGATGAGCACGCTTCCGTCTGTGGCGCATCGACGAAGGACCAAGCGTTGAACAGACAGCCACGAAAGACAGCCGCATGGCGTCGTGTTTCCGCGCGTGCCCCACCGCGCCCACGAATCTTCCACGGCGCGATTGGCGTAAGTATCGTAAAGGCCGGACGGGTCTTTGACCTTACTTTGCAGCGTGATGCCATTGTGACCGAGCACGTTCGCCTCAAGGCAATCCAGATAACGGCGCGCGAATTCGTTGTTGCGCTCAAGCTCGCGGGCGCGATTTCGGACGCGCTCAGCCGAATTGAAAAGCTCGGCGTCGGCGGATGTATTCGGGGCGAGCCAATCGCCATTTAACCGCGACAACGCTGCGGCCTCGTAACTGCGCGCCTTCACCGGCTTGCGGGCCGTGAACGCAGATTTAATGAGGGTGGCGAGCTTCATGCGCTGGGGATTCCGAACCGCACGACGATTTTCTTTCGCGACGGTAGGCCGTTCGCGACACGTTCGGCGGCGAGTTCGGCTTGGTATTCGGTGCGGACACGATCACGAAGCGCGAGCAAGTCTGGAATGGCCTCGCGCGTGTAGGTGACGCCCTCAATCGTCGCGGACTTGGTGGTGCCAGAGGCGAACGCCAGCAATGCCGTCTCAATCGCGTCGAGCGTTTTCTTGGCCCACGTCCTCGAATCGTAGGACGACGGCGAAACGATGCTGGGCGCGACGCGGATTTTGCCCGTCCATATTGGATACTTGGTCGTCCCTGCCCCGTTTTGAATGACGGCTTGAACGTCGAAGGTGCCGATGGACAAGCCTGCCGAGGTCGTCGCGGAAATCGTCGCGTGATAATCGCTTCCGTCCTCGGTGCAGGTGACGTTCCACGCGGTCAAGCCATTCCCGGCGGCGTAATACTTGAGCGTCCACCCGCTGCCCGTCGGAAAATCAGTCGTGCCCGCGCGTTTCCATTCGGCAGTCTCCCCTTGAAAGATGACTTCCGGCTCGCGCGTCGGGACTGTATATGCCACGGCGCACGTTTAAGACTTGCGGCGATGAATCAAAACTCTTACCGTGTGGCAACTTTGTGAACACTATGAAACCACTCAAAGCTCGCCCCTCGTTTCTACAAGAAAAGTGTTCGCAACAAATCCGCTTGAGGATTGAGCCGGGGCGACTGGCGGCATGGCGCGAGGCGAGTGGCGAGAAGTCACTTTCGGCGGCAATCAAAAAAGCGTGCGACTTGGTTTTCCTGCGGCCTCGTGGCGAAAAATAAAAAGGCTTGCGCGAATTGCGTTCCCGCGTATTCTCTGCCGCGTGAAACCAGTCTGCAATATTTTGACTCGTGGGGAAACGCGATGCTCCCGCGCCCACGTTACCCGGCTGGTTTCACACTCCTCAGGGTGGACAAGGTCGGAGCATTTTCCTTTTTCCACCTGCCCCGTGATTCGTGCCAGACACGAGCGGAGCATCGGTTCATCTGAAGCGGGATACCCAAGACGCGGCGGGGTGGGCTTAAAGCGCAAGCCGGAAATTCAAAGCGCAAACGTGGTGCGGATCGGTAGAGCGTGAATGGCGTCCCGCAGCCGGGGCGAAAGTCTGCCGAATGTTGACGAGTGGCTTTTGTGGCTCGTCGGCCTGTTCACTCTCAATTTGTGACGGGAAACAGAATTGAAGTGATGGACAGAGCGCAGCCCGAACAGGGATGTGCTTTGTCTGTTCACAACTCATTTGTTCAAGGAAACAGTCTCAGAAAGACAATACAGGAATACGAGGAAACCAAGCTCGACAAGGCTTAAAAAAAGCACGGACTCCGTTTTTCCTGACGCTCAAAAAGAAAAAAGTGAAAAAAATTTTCACGCATGAAACCCGCGTAAACATTGACGATTTTGAGCGTGAGGAGGGTGAGGCGAAAAATAATTGTTTACAGAATAGCGCAATGCTGTATTGTTTCCCTCGTCAGCAACAAAAACAAAAACAACAAACGAAAATGAAAACGAAATACTGGACAGCGAAAGAACTCCTCGAAGGAATCGCCGAGCGGCCCGCCGCGAATCGCCGAATCGGCGGAAAACTCCGCGCTCGTTTCATCGTAATTGCCGACGGTCATGTGACAGACTGCGCGACAATGCGCGGTCTCGAAAATCAGCTTTCGATAATTTACGCTCAAGCCCCGAGGGTCCACCACAACTGCGACAACGGAATCACCATCAACTTTGACGCGAAATGAATTCTGAAAACATAAAAACCCCGGTCCATCTTATATCGCTCGGTGCAGGCGTTCAAAGCTCAACGATGGCACTAATGGCCGCTCGCGGCGAAATCACGCCGATGCCGACGGCTGCAATCTTCGCTGACACCGGCGACGAGCCTGAGAGTGTATATCCGTGGCTGGACTGGCTGGAAAAGCAACTACCATATCCAGTGTATCGCGTGCAAAAGGGGACAATCTCAACCGACAGTCTGAAAATCCTAACCACAAAAAAGTCAGGAAAGAAATACCTGCGAACACTGATACCCGCCTTCACGCTGCAACCGAACGGGTCAATCGGGCTGCTGGGTCGCAAATGCACGCGCAACTACAAAGTGGACATGATAATCCGCAAAGCGCGAGAAATCGGAAACATAAAGCGCGGACAAAAAACAATCGGCGTGGTGCAATGGATAGGGATAAGCATAGACGAAGCGCACAGAATGAAGCCGAGCCATGTGAAGTGGGCTGAAAATATCTGGCCGCTGATAGATAAAAACATGACTCGCAAAGCGTGTCTGAAATGGATGCAGGAACACGGCTATCCAGAACCACCGCGCTCCGCGTGCGTCTACTGTCCATTCCACTCCGACGCCGAATGGCGTCGCCTGCGTGACAACGAACCTCACGAATTTGAACGAGCCGTCAAATTCGAGAAAGACTTACAAACAGCCGCAACCAAACAAACCGCACTAACTGGCGTGCCGTATCTGACTCGCCGCTGCGTGCCACTCAACACAATAGACTTCGATGAAAACAAACCCGGATACGAGCAGATATCACTGTTCGGAAACGAGTGCGAAGGACTGTGCGGCGTATAGGAGTGCTAACACTGATTATTCCAAAAAACTTTCAGATATTTCATAAAGTAAAGTTTTCACAACTCAATGACT